GAAAACAATCTCTGAAAACAATTTCCTTATTTGTATTTTTACTATTGGTTAATATATGTAACGTTATGTCCGAAACAACATCCTTGGCAAGACCTATATTAGTAGTAGTATCATAGGTGGGAGATGTTTTTTGTAATGTTTCGTATTCTTCCAAAGTTTCTGGTGTACCCAAACCCCTCATCCAATTCATTATTTCAATATAATTCTTCAAATCCTCATGATTAGAAATGTTGTAGAAAGTGATTCAAATTCCAATTTGTCTCCTGGAATTGGAATATTTATCATTGGGGATAGTTGTTCTATTTCACCCAAAGTGACTCCAGGAACACTTACACTTTGACAAAAGAATGTTGCCATTGGTATTCTCTCGATATCGAGTCTGAATGCCAGTGGACTTAATATATTGTAATTTGATGGTAAACCTGCGACAAATGCCATAACACCTCTATTTATAACCAATAAAAAAGGGGGATTTCTCCCCCTTCAGTGTAGTGTGAAATGCGTTTACATTAAGTTAGCAACTTTAACACTTCTGTAGTATGGATTGGAATCGGCAGATCCAGGACCAGCAGCAGTAGCTACAAACGGATTTTGTTGCAGACCATAACGGGTCTTAAATCCGATTTTCGGTTGGAATGTGTTTTCCCCAACGGCACGAACCATTTGTAATGGAACATATGGGCAATAGAACAGACCAGCGTCATAAGGTGAAGTACCTTTGTAACCAATCGTGTAATATTCTGAATCAGTTAGACCAAGGGCAGACCCTGGATTCCTGAAATAAGGATCGATGTAGACATTGTAACGTCCATTGAGAACACCAGCAAAGGTATTTCCAGCAACATCGGAACTTAGGTTATTATTCAGTGCAGGATTATAGTCCAAAACACCAGCCATTGAAAGAGCAGAAGCAACATCACCCGTTGTGATAATAATATTACCACGACCACGGCGAGTATCTACTGCAATTTGGTTGGCATCACGTTCAATTTGGAAAATAAGTCCTTTGAACTTTTCTACTGACCATCGACCATTACTGTCTGTATCTAGATCAAATGTACCTGCAGCAGTAGTACCGATTGCAGCACCAGTTTTTGCAATTTCATTAATTCTACGCACGATCTCACGATTGATTTCGGCAAGAATTTCAGTTGACAGAATATTCGACAATTCCGTTTCTGCATCAAGACCATGAATTGCTTTCAAATCTTGTGCCAATTCGGTTGTGTATTCTGCTTTCAGGGCACGCGTACCAGCAGTAACAGTTGCCTTATCGATACTGAATGCCATTTCGTGGAAATCATCAGTTCCAGCAACACCACCCATTGCTTCACCTTTGGCAGTCGTTGCAGCACCACTTGTTTGCGCACCATAGTTACCAGATGCATGGAAAGGATCTGTATGGTTTTGTGTAGAAGAACCAATACCACCAGCATCAGCATCACTATCGTCAGTTGCAGAAAATCCTGTAACTGCTTCATCGAATAGTGCCTCAGGATCATTATCCCTTGCACCTGCATCATCGACATATTGCGATTTCATCGCAAAAATAAGACCTGTCGGGCCTGTCATCGGTTGCACACCACAGATGTCATATGCAATCAATTGTGGCATTGCTCGTCTAACCAAACTAATCAAAATCGGGTCATATCCAGCAACAGGAGCACTTGCACCACCACCAAAACCACCAGTTCCTGCGGCATTCGTTGGTGCAGCTTCAAAAATTTCACCAGTTTCTGCACTACGTTGTTCACGCATTGCAATCTCTTGGTTTTCCAATAAAACGGCAGTTACCGTTCTTCGATACGAATCACTAATTTCAGGTAGTGATTTGTGATCCAGAACAGGTGCCCACTTTTCAGTGTGTTGTTCAGATAAATACATTGTTTTTATTCCTCTTTAATTAAAATTTACTTATTGTCCAGTTCTTTCCAATAGTGATGTATACTTCGTCATACCATCGGAAACATTTGTGAATTCTGGAATTACTTCTTTGGTTTCGGTTCGATTTTCTGGAAAATAACTCTTTTTCAGTGTTTCAACCTTAGTTTTAAATTCTTCGGTTGAGTCACATTCGACACTCTCCACCAACTCTCTCAGTTTTTCGGATTGAACTTCCGACAACCCATAAGAGACATCTTCAACGATAGAACTTTTTTCGTAATCCGTAAGTTTATCAGATAACGTTATATTCTTATCGATTTCCAGATTAAGTTTTTCTTCAAGATCTTCTACCCTCGCAGCCATGTCGTCAAATACATCTATTTTTGCTTCGGGAACGTCAATATAATGTTCCTCAAATAGAGATTTAAGACCTAACATGAAATCTTCGGACAATTCGGTACGAATACCACGATCCAATGCAAGTTTGTTATCTTCCATCCATTGCTCGACTACATAGTTGAGATATTTATCAACTTGTTCCGTCAATTCTGACTTAACATCCTCGACTGCTTGACCCAACTGCTCATCGAATTGTTCTTCAAGATGTTCGACTGCAACCTTGACTTTCGTATTCACGGCACCTTCAAAAATAGTAGTTGCCTTGGTACGGAATTCTTCGGAGAATTGTTCACCTTCAAGTAGAGCATCAACGTGTTTTGTACTTTCTTCTTTACCCGTATCAAATGTGATATCTGGATCAAAACTCGATTTGACTACTTTTTTGGTAGACACACTCGTAACTTCATTATGGAATTTTACAATGGACTTTTTATTTTCCGTTGCAAATCGTTTGGCTGCAATATTGGACTTCTTGGCTGTTGCACCCTTTACACTAGATTTGATGACTTTGGCAATTTCAGATACTACGTTCTTGTATTGCTCAGACCACTCGTCACCATCACCATCTTCCTCGATATCTTCATCATCGTCAATATCATCATAGGAAGCAGTAATTGCTTTTTTATCTAACTTTTCAACAATCTTTTTGGCAGATTCAGTTGTGACGGTTTCATCTACACCATCGTCCTCATCTTCCTCGATTGTATCCTCTACTTTTGATTCGGCTTCTTCAATTTCTTCATCTGGTGCATCTTCCTCTTTCGGGGAAATTGCATCAAATGCACTTACGAGTTCATCCCGTTTTAGACCACCGAGAATACTCGTAATTTCGTCATGAAGTTCAGCCTTTGATTTATAAGCCTCGTCAATAGATTCGGTTTCTTCAACTTCCGTAGAAGTATCAACTTCCTCCTCCACAACGTCTTTTTCAATGGCTTCCATTCGTTTTCTCCTATATCATTAGTTCTACTTATATTTATAAAAATTAAAGTTTTGAGAAGAAATCTTCAAAGACTTGAAGTACCACTTCTTCCCTATCTCTAATACTCGATTTCCCTATGGCTTTTTTTGCAGATTCAATATCTTCTTCCTTGAATGCACCATTGGAATATATCCATTCACGATTTTCCATAATCCCCTCAACAAATGCATTTGGTGCAGACGGATCTGCAACAATATCTGCAGCTGTAGCAAGATAGAAATCGTCTTGTACAACGTTCATACCATCCTTTTCTTTGAGTGAACCCATACCCCTGGAAGAAACACCAAGTTGAGCACCCTCATTCAATAAACTTGAAACGATTTTACCATACGGAGTTTCCGTCATGACTTTTGCCTTACCAACAAAATCCTTACCATTTGGACTCAATTCAGTTATCATATGAGAAACACGTTCCAAATTGATAACAGGTCCTTCTGGATGACCCAACTCCCCGAATGCACGTTTGGTTTTGACATATTCCTTGTTATATCGAACAACCTCCCGCTCAAGAATAGTTTTTGGGTAGAATCTACCATTTTTATTCTTGACATCTGATTGCAGGAATACACCTTCGATGTATTGTTCCTTTTTACCACCCCTTTCTTCGGTGATAAATTGTAACTGTTCTACATTTTCAGTTATTAGTTTCATATTTACTTATCCCCTTTACCTATCATCTCTATGTGCATATCCCTTGATCTTTTTAACTAAGATCTGAACCGTACCATCACCAGCAACGGATATATCATCATCGGAGGGTATAGGGTACAATCCATTGGTTCTTGCCCATGCACCATTACCATACAATTGTATAGTATTATTAGCATTGGTAGTCGTATCACCATAAGTAATAACCATACCAGATGCACCAGAAGTAGTCCAATGTATGTCTATTATGGCAACTTCTTGATCATCATAACCAGCTTCTTCATCACTAAAACTATCCTTTAGATGAATAGTATCTCCATCTTGTAATAGGAATTGGGAAACACCATTTAATTTACTTTGTTCAAATATTGGAACTCTTGTGGCCATATCGTTTATCCTTCTATTTCTGAACCAACTTCATCTTCGGCTGAAACCATATTCTCGTAATCTGTATCGATTGTATCCGTAGGTTCATCCACTACTGGTGTATCATCTGGTTCATCAACCACAGGAATACTTTCTGGTTCATCGATTGCAGGTACTTCAGGTACTTCTCCATCCGCCAATGCATTTGGTTCGTATATTTGTTGTGCTAATTCTTTCTTACGAATTTCCAGTTTATCTAAAATTTTCGATGATAATTCATCATCAAATGCCTGTGTTACGTCTGTTGCTGTTTTGTTCATAATTGCATCTATAATATCTTTAGTTGCCATCTCAATAAGTACCTCCATCTATATCCCCAACTTCAGCTACATCTATCGTATCAAACACTAATTTATCTGACGATGGATCATATTGTGGGAATTTTCTCGTTGCCGATCTAGCTGATGTATCCACATCATCCAAATAATCAAACTGAACCTCACCTCCACCAGAATGTGTACTTGTGATATTGGATATGGTTCTCATCATATCATTTCTGAATTTTTGAACTTCTTCATTTATCTGCTCTGACACGTTCTCTATTGGAGGTTTCAATGCTTCCAATTGTTCTTCTGTAAAATTCTCAAACAAGAATGGATCACCATCTTTACCGTTTTTTCCAGGTCGACCTTGTTCACCTTTATAACCCCTTAATCCACGATCACCCTGTTCTCCAATCTCACCAATTTCACCAACCTCACCTCTATCACCACGTTCACCTCTAAGTCCAGGAATTCCATCCACACCTTGATCACCACGTTTACCCCTGGGACCTCTCAGATTATTCAACTGTTCAGTAGTAAAATTATCATATTTGAAAGGATCACCTTGTAATCCACGATCACCTTGTTCACCCTTCCAACCTCTTTCGCCTCTATCACCTTGTATAAGTTCTAATTGTTCTTCTGTAAAATACTCAAATAGAAATGGATCACCCCTTTCTCCTTGTTGACCTTGAACACCTCTGGGACCTTCTAATCCCATTGGGCCCATATAACCACGTTCTCCTTGATCACCCTGTTCACCTTGTATACCAATATCACCTTTTTCACCAGTATCACCAACGGGTCCAGGAGTCCGTGTCTCTGACAACATTTCTTGTTCTTCTCTGAAAATTTCCAACATTTCTGCAATTTTAACTTCCACATTGGCAATTTCTTGCTTGGTATATGAAAGTGCAGCTGCAAGAATTTTGGATGAATCTACCTGTCTCATACTTCTGTGTAATCCTCGTCAATTTCTTCGTGTTTCAGTTCCATTAAAATATCCTCTTTGGTTCCATTGCCGTTTCCATTATAACTTCCATTGAGAATATTATCCATAAGATCATGCATGTTATCATTTTCCTTGTCCTCATCGGTGTATTCAAATTCTTCTACTGGTTCCTCTACAACTGGTTCATCTTTATTTTCATCACCCATACCCATCATACCCATATTATCATATGGACTATCTGCACCGTATTTCCCCTTTTGGAGTTCCTGTTCCATTTCACGATCCATACGATCCATTTCCTCCTGGGATTGTTGTAGTACCTCTCGTCTAATATACTCAATTGAGAAGTATTTACCAGCATAATCTGCAACATCTTGCACCAATGATAACCTGTCACGCAACATTTCTGAATTTTTTATCTCTCTGTAGTAGGAATCCTCTGACCAATTGTATTGTAATTTATCCTTGATCGGAGCCCATTCTTCCTCTTTAATGATACCTTTGAGTACTAACTGTGATTTCAATATCTGTTCTGGAAATTCAAGGAATCTATTCCTCAATCGTAGAATGAACTTGGAAAATTTCAATTCATCTCTTGTAATTTCCGTATCACGACCCAGACTAAAACTGTTATCCTCTTGTAATCTAGTTACGGGTACATTCAATGACTTATACAATTTTTTCTGGAAATACTCAATATCTTCTAATTCCCCAAGACTCTGACCACCAGGAAGTGTTGAAATTTCTGTACCTCTACCACCTTCCCTACGGGGTAACCAGTAATCTTCTAACATATTCATGTGTTTTCTGTCATCTTTTATCTCACCAGTCGATGCATCATACACCAATTTGTTACGATGTTTTACCATCATGTCTCGTAGATACTGTTCTGCTTTTGCTTTTGGTAAGTTACCGACATCGATGTAGAAAATCCTACGTTCTGGTGCTCTTGCAATCCTGTATATTACGACTGCATCTTCCATCATTCTAAGTTGATTCAATGGTTTGATAGCTTTGTGTAAGTAACTAACCAATGCACCCGATTGATGATCATACAGACCACTGTTTGCAGTTGCAATTGCATCCGTGTGTACCTTAATTCCTGCAGTTGCTTGAGATGCATCATTGACACCCACTTCATCATATATGTAAAATTCTTGCATAGATTCTATCATTTCCACACCTTGTTCATCAGGTTTCCGTACCAACTCACGGACTTTCCTCATTTTTCGTGGATCGATATATCTGAGTTCCTTTATACCAGAACCCTTATCCTTCTCATCAAGTATCATATGGTAATAGACCTTACCATCTACATACCGTTTCTGAATATTTCGTGTGCTTTTATGTCAAATTCCAATAGTTGTAATATATGTTGAAATTCACTGTAAATTCGTTTTTTAACTTTATCGGATAGATGATCGACTTCGGACAACTCCAATTCCAATGGAGGTGAAGTATCACCCATCACAATTGCTTCGTTCACGATATCTTCGATAGCTGCATCACATTCATTTTGTAATGAGATTTCACGATATTTTGCAATAAGATCTGCTTCATTCCGAATCTTACCTTCCATATCCAAATATGTACCATATGCCCCACCCACATCAAGGTTAATAGTTCCATCATCACCTTCAGGTACAGCAAAACTTGGATAAGATTCCTTGTTCTTACCTAGTGCAAATCCTAAAATTTTATCTTGCAACCACGTTCCAATTGCCATGTTATTCCCTATTTAAAGTGGGGGAGCTAAACTCCCCCGTTTTATCTATTTATTGTAGTCTGGGTGAACCATCCACCAACCAATAATTATATGACCATGTTACTTCAAAAGTTTGGATATCATTCCCTTCCCAAGCAAGATCAGTTGCACCAATAGACGTTGG